CGGTGGCCAACAGTTGACTACGGAACGGTTCCTGACGGAACTTCTGTCGGCACAAAGCGTCCATGACGTCCAGCTTGATCCGATCCCAATCAGATCGCATGTTCAATCTTTTCCCCAAGCTCTTCGCCTGCAGTGCCGTGCAGGTTTCAAACTGTTTCCTACGTTCAACGTCCACTGTCTTGGCCGCCTGATAGGCATTCTCAACGGACGGATACCACCGCCCATAGATCTCCACCCTAACCGGCCAAAAGTTGCTGAGCCACCGGTGCTCTCCCTCAAATGACCTGATCATGACTATCTCCTCCTGTCCGCTGGATTTAACAACCGCGCATATGAAAGGGATTTTGAACAGAAGCCGGACAAGGCGTGACCAGCGAAGCTGGGCAGTCCCGACACTTCCTTTGGAAGTGGCGGCGCCTTGGCCACAGGGAGAGAAGCAGACTGTGGGCAGGAGAGGCTTTTAGAGGACGATTGAGGGCAGACTATGCCTAGAAGGAGAAAAGCCCCTCAAGGCCAAATATGGCGCTCGAAGGGCTGTGCTCTAGTCTTTGGTTTGGTAGGCGACTACCGAGCTACCAACGACAGTAGCGAAAACGCCGAGAATGAAGATGACCACGCGATCGATCTCGTAGGCGGCCTGAGCCGCTAAGGTGTGCGAGAGGAACAGACCGACGTAGATCAGGACGATCCAGAGGCAGACAGCTTTCAGCATGATCACTCTCCTTTCAGGGAGTCGACGAGGTAGTTGATGTCCTGCTGAAGCTGAAGCAGGGCCTTGGTTGCAACACGCTCATCACGTTCAATCAGGGCAGACCTGAAGTCTCGCAAGAGAACTTGAAAGTGATCGCAATCCGCCAGAGCAACGGACCACATCGTACGTGGTTGCATGATCGTTAGGTTAAAGGACAGGCCAATTGGGTGCGGCATATTACACCGCCTTCTGTTGACGGGCCAACAGCTCTTCAGCCTTGGCCAAGAACCTGCGGTCTTTGCGGTTCGGCTGAGCTTTCTCATCGATCTTGTCGATAAGCTTCCAAGTGCGCTGGCTCAGTTTCATGTCTAGTTTCTCCTTTGCCAGTAGTAGTGGATGATAACAGCGATGGCAGTGGTCGTGATCAACAGATCCACATACCAGATGAATCCCAACAGATCGGTGGGAAGCATGTCTATCTCCTGTCGTGAGTTAAGGGCGAGGATAGTTCTCGCCCGAGTTAACTACCAGTAGCGGATTTCTCCGACGATCTTCTTCAGGGACAGGTGGACTTTGTGCCCACCGCAGATACCCGAGAAGATGTTCAGCTTGCCGTACGCCTTAAGGGCATAGGAGCCCTTGGGCGTGACAAGAGTGACGACACCATTGACCGGTGGCTTGATGGAGAAGTATTTCGAAGCGTCGGTGAACTGAGCGACTTCGTGACCGTATTGAACGGTCTGACCAAGGGCATTGGTGCCCACGAGAGGGAAACGCTTCATAGGTAGTCTCCTTGGAGTAGGTAGAAAGAGATGAATAAAGGTAGCACTGTTGTCGGCACCGAGCCGATAGTGACAACTACCACGCATGTGAGAAGGGTTCTCTGACCGGTGGACATACTATCTCTTCCTATAATGGGGACTATCTCTGGTAGTGTGGTGGGTGGTGTGACTTAGGAAGTAAGTGTGCCTTAGAGAGGTAAAACCTAAACCCTACCCCGAAGGGTAGGGCTAGGTAGAACTGCTATGCCGGTTGCAGTTCCTTCATGATCCTTTCCCGTTGCTGACGCATGAGCAGGGCAGAGATCTCTTGCAGATCTTCAGTCCCTTGCTCGATAACGTAGCAGATATTACGGGTAGAACGGGTGAGTGAGTTAGCGGCTTCGAACAGATTACCGACAAACTCTGGCATGAGACCGGGAGCTCTGGTCTCAACTTCAGCGATACGTTCAGCGACTCGTTTCATGGTAGATCTCCTGATCAGGGAAGAGTGGGATGCACCATGCACCCATGCATGTGACAGGGGTTCTAAGGGGTAGTGGGAGCAGGATGATAGCAGGGTAGAAAAGTTGGAGGTCAATTGTATCTAACACCCGGGGGGTGGCTTTTATATTTTGACCTTGGCTATCTAGTACCGCACTGGTACCTCACTATCGTGATTTTGAAAAAGCTGACATTCAGTTTTCTCTATATAGTTTACTTTTAAGTTAACTTTTCTGGTTTACTGGTTTTATATGAAATAAAAAATCGAAGGAGATTATTCAGGATTCCGTAAATACCCCTGTATACCTTCTTATAAATATAATAAGAATAGTTCTTATAGTCTTATTAAACCTACGCGCACGTATGCGCACGCGAGGCGACTGTCTCCCCTTCCCTGGTTCCAGGGTTTCCGAGCGAGCACGAGTAAACCGGAGGAGCGCAGCGACGGAGGTTTACGGAGTGCGTAGCGAGGCCTACCAAAGAGATATTGTTAGAAAATTCTTACACACAATTAGAGCTGTGCCAGAGCTTATAATATAGGGTATTTGGTAAAAATTTCCTGTTATAAATCCACCGGTTACAAAATCGTACTTGTATTTAAAACGTGCAGGTTGTTTTTAGTCTTGTATTTAGAATCCGCAACACGTATGGTTTGGCTGCTGGTAAACATACAGGGTAATACTACAAAAAGGAGAACAGACCATGGCAGGAAAACAGTATCTGGGAGTTAAGCTGGTCAGTGCAGCGCCGTTGACCTGGGGAGAATACAACGACTTCATGGGGACTCCGGTGCCGGCTGGGTCGGATCCTGGCTCTGAGGGCTACCTGGTGATCTACAAGGACGGCTACAAGAGCTGGTGCCCGAAGCTGCAGTTCGAGGAAGCCAACCGGGCGGTTGAAGGAATGACGTTCGGTCACGCGATCGAGGCTGCCAAGCAGGGTGCCAAGATTGCCCGGGCTGGGTGGAACGGCAAGGGGATGTTCGTGGTGTACCAAAAGGGCTATCCGGAAGGGATTCCGTGCAACGCTCAGACGGCCGAGGCGTTTGGTTACGAGCTGGGAGAGCTTTTCCGGTGCCGTCCTTATCTGCAGATGCGTTGTGCTGATGGTACTCATCAAATGTGGCTGGCGAGTCAGAGCGATATTCTCGAGGAAGACTGGATGATCGTATAAGGAGAGGTGCCCGAGTGGCTGAAGGGAGCGGTCTTGAAAACCGATGAACCGAAAGGTTCCGTGGGTTCGAATCCCACCCTCTCCCCCAGAATAAAAGAGGGGAGTCAGCATGGCGACTGACTCCCCGAATCAAGGAGGCCAACAGGGTTGGGACAGGAGGGAAACCAACACTGCGGCTAAGGGACGTATATCATGGGGAGAATCAGGAAACAAGCAACAATCGTTTTTGATGCGGAGACTACGGAAGTTTTGGTGAGGAAGCGGCCGGAGCGTGGAATCAAGACACCTTTCTCGGCAGTCGGTCCACTGACCAATATCAAGTTTGCGAGGCGCAATATGCCAGATGACGTGTTCGATCGATTGGCTCAGGTGAGCAAGGGTGCAGTGGTCCTGTTTCGGGACCTGAAGTACGCGCGCAGCATTGAAACCAACATGACCACGTATCGACCTGACGATGGCATGACCAGGACACAAAAGGAGACCTTGAGCCGTAAGTTCAAGGAGCTGAAGGGGGTTGGGTTGATTCGATCGATCCGTGGGGCAGTGCAGAGCAAGGAGATGGCTCGGCAGTTCCGGATGCCCCGGGGAACGTACATTATCAATCCGGATCTGATACGCTGTACCAATCATGACGAGGCGGAATACCTGTGGGGTCAATGCGCCAACGAGGAGTGGGACGATGGAAAACTTTCTGCAGACGCGAGTATTGACGAAGGTTGAATGGCAGCTGGTCGCTCTGAATCTGGCGTGTGATTGCCTGCGTAAGGTATTCGAGGGGTCCAAGGAGCCGGCCCATGTCCGGCGCAAGCGCAAGTTGATGTCGTTGTCTAGCCAGATTATCAAGCAGATTCCTGGACAGTTGCCCAGGACCAAACAACGAGAAATTCTGGTAGTGACGATCAAGACGGCAAATAAACTGGTGGAAGAACTGATTACTGGAGCGGAACAGAGGGAACAGATTCTTTTGAATCTGGTTCTTTATTGTTTGAGTAAATTGCCGGCGAACTATAAACTCCACGAGGAATTGGACGAGTTGTTTGTCATGTGGGGTGTGTATCATACTCCGCACACGATCAGGGATGGCCAGAGATTGTTTGAGGCCATTGAGGAAAAGACTGCACTGGCGATGATCAGCCGTAAGGGAGTTATTCTATGAAGTCCACGTACAACACGCCGATCACGGTCGACGAGTTTCGTGAAGCGTTGCCGGCTCATGTCAAGAAGCTGGTAAACCAGGAGCTGCTGGACAATATCAATCAAGCATTGATGGATCCGGAAGTGATGGCAGTCTACCGGGAAAACGTGATTGGCATGTCCAGTGTCTTGAAAGAGGGTAAGTTTAAGCTCGGGGATTACCTGAGCGCCGTGAAATTTGTCAGTCATAAACTGCTCGGGGACAACCACATCACAGCCTGGTCAAAGACCTTCCCGGATCGGTACAACGACTTGAACAAGCGGGGGTACAGCCGCAGTGAGATCGCCGCGGTCTGTTCCCGGTATGCAGCCAGCAAGCTGGTGGTGCTGCTGCTGGGGCAGACGATCATGCCAACCCATATCCTGAATGCGCCGCTGTACCAGCAGGCCATCAACACTCAGGCGGATCTGATGCTGAATGCCAAGAGCGAGAAGGTTCGCAGCGATGCGGCTGCCTGTCTGATCGCCACGCTCAAGCCACCCGAGGTCAAGAAGGTGGAGCTCTCCCTTGGCGTATCCGAGGACGAGACCATCATTGCCCTGCGGGAGTCGACCCTGGCCCTGGTGCGGCAGCAGCGAGAGATGATTGAGCAAGGGGCGGCATCAGCCCGATCGATCGCTGAGAGCAAACTGGTTGGCACCGGACGAGTTATTGATGGCGAGGTCATCAATGAGTAAAGTCCTGGTTGCTGCTGACAACCTCTACCCAAAGAAGACCGTCGTCGAGTGGTTGAATTCCGTAGACTACTCCGACGATTTTCTTTATGTGCCCAGTGATTTCGCTCTGGAGTTTATCAACTTCATCAAGTTGGTGAATGGTGAAACCGGTGAGGAACACACGACACCGGTGGCGCATCTGCGGATGTTGGATAATGTCCATGGTCCGGATGCCAAGATCATCAACATGTGCTTCCGCGGCATGGCCAAGACCACGCTGATGGGGGAATATCTGTTCCTGTATCTGGCGGTGTATGGGGCTCTGCCTGAGTTTGGAAAGATCAACCTGGCGCTGTATGTCTCGGATTCGATCGAGAACGGTGTCAAGAACATGCGCAAGAACTTGGAGTTTCGCTGGGAGAACAGCTCCTTCCTGCGGAAGTTTATACCGGATACCAACTTCACCGACATCCGTTGGGAGTTCAAGAATATCGACGGGCGGAAATTCATCGTCAAGGGCTACGGCGCCAAGACCGGTGTCCGCGGTGCCAAGGAGATGGGCGTGCGCCCCCAGCTGGCTGTCCTGGACGACCTGTTGTCGGATGAGGATGCCAAGTCGGACACGATCATTAAGTCGATCGAGGCGACCGTCAACAAGGCAGTCAACTTCGCGCTGCATCCAACGCATTCGAAGATCATTTGGTCGGGAACTCCGTTCAATGCCCGGGACCCGCTTTACAAGGCAGTCGAGTCCGGAGCCTGGAAGGTCAACGTTTACCCGATCTGCAACCAGTTTCCCTGTCCAAGGGATGAGTTCAAGGGAGCCTGGGAGAGTCGATTCCCCTATTCCTATGTCAAGGCACAATATGATTTCGCCCTGGCTCAGGGGAAAATCTCTGACTTCAACCAGGAATTGATGTTGCGGATCATGAGCGAAGAAGACCGGTTGATTTTGGATAGTGAAATCCTCTGGTACAACCGCTCGAACCTGCTGGCCAACAAAAATAAATTCAATTTCTATATCACTACCGACTTTGCCACCAGCGGTAAACAGGCCGCAGATTATTCGGTGGTAGCTGTCTGGGCCCTGAATTACAAAGGTCACTGGTTCCTGGTCGATGGCGTGTGCAAGCGGCAGACCATGGACAAGAATATCGAGGCGCTGTTCATGTTCGCCCAGCGCTACAATCCTCAGCAGGTCGGGATTGAGATCAGCGGCCAGCAAGGCGGGTTTATCCCCTGGATCCAGGCCCAGATGATGGATCGTAATTGCTACTTCAATCTGGCCAGCGATGTCGACAGCAACGACCTGGGGATTCGTCCCAACACCAACAAGATGGTGCGCTTCAACCTGGTGGTTCCCTGGTTTAAGGCCCACCTGATGTTCTTTCCGACAGAGATGAAAGAGACTCCGTTGGTGGAAGAATTTGTCAGCGAACTACAATTGGCGTCGCCGGCGGGATTCAAATCGAAGAATGATGATTGTCTGGATGCAACCTCCATGTTAGCATCCCTTCGAACCTGGCGCCCGTCGGAAGAAGTGAACCTGGTTCAGAAGAAAAATTCCGATATGTGGGAGATAGATGAAGAAACAGTTGACGAGTCGGGGTTAAGCTCGTATCTTGTGTGACAATTTGATTCCCTAACCGTAAAGGGTTGCCAATGGTGTTACTCAAAGACTTATTTATGACGTTGGCAACGGGAGAGTTTTCCAACCTATCCTTTAACACCGAACTTGCCGGCAATACTATCGCAGCCTCTCATCATAAAATCGTTGATCATCTCAATCTTGGTCTGATCGAAATTTACAAGCGCTTCCGCTTTCTGGAAGGCGAATTGCGTTTGCACGTGGATCCCACTGTCTCGATGTACTATCTGCGGGAAGACCGCTTGGCGTCTTTGGATAATATCAGCACCAGCCGCTATATTGAGCGGCCAACCGATTACGAGGGGTTTCTGAACATTCTGGAATTGACCGGGGTGTTTGATGAAGCCGGCACTGAGCTCAAGATCAACAAGCGTTCCGTTGCCCCCGTTATTCGGCAAATGGCCCCGGATGTTCTTAAAATTACCAAACTGGATTCGGCTCAAATTCTTGAATTGGTCTACCAGGCATCCCCATCCAGAATTGTTCTGGATGCAGACACTGATCTGACGACAGCGGCTGTGGCGATCCCTGATACGATCATCGAGCCGCTGTTGTTTTATGTTGCGTCTCGGGTTTTCAAGCCAGTGGGTGCAAACAACTCGACGGCGCAAGCGGACAAGAGCGCGAGCTATCAACAGCAGTATGAGCTGGCGTGCCAGAAGTTAACCCTGTTGGGCCTGGATTTCCATGACAACGACCAAGACGATCACTTCACTGCTGATGGCTGGGTTTAGCCTTGAGCTGGACAGGGAATGCCAATGCCTGAAAGAGATATAAAAGATCTTGGTGAAAACCAGGATAAATTGACGGATTGGAAGAACGAGCCAACCGTTGCTGATCTCAAGCAGAACATTGATGATGCCGCTATCGATCAGGATAAGCACAAAATTAATGTTGAACGTTGGTTGAAGAACCGCGCGGCAACGCGGGCTAAAACCGAGAATCGTTCAAATGTATCGCCCCAGCTGATTCGCAAACAAGCTGAATGGAGGTATTCCTCACTCTCCGATCCTTTCCTGGGCACCCCCGATATCTTCAATGTTTACCCGGTGACTGCCGGTGATGTGTTGCGGGCCAGACAGAATGAACTGGTCCTGAACAATCAGTTCAATACCAAGATCAACAAGGTTCAGTTCATCGACGACTACGTACGCGAGGCTGTCGACATCGGGACCGTTATCGTCAAGTGTGGCTGGATTACCCAGGAAGAGGAAATCACCGAAACGATCAAGACCTTCGATTACTTGCCAGAGGAGACCGGTGAACTGGCGCAGTATTACATGCAGCTGCTGAAGATGCGTGCGGAGAGCCTGGATGGGTACGCGGACATCAGCACCCCCGGGCTGGACCACGCGCTGCAGATGTTTCAGGAAACGGGCATTGCCATGTTTGCCAAGGAAACTGGCAAGACTACCGTGACCAAAACTGTGGAGACCAAGAATCACCCCGTTGTAGAAATTGTCCCCAGTGAGAATATCATTATCGACCCGTCCTGTGGCGGCGATATCAATAAAGCCGTGTTCATCGGCGAAAAGTTCAAGTCCTCTTTGGCCGAACTGAAGCGCGACAAGAAATACGTCAATCTGGACAAGCTGGAATTGGGAACGGTTCCCGATGCGATCCACGAAATCGACGTCAACATCCCCACCGACCAGCAATCCTTTACCTTCAAAGACAACACCCGCAAACAGTTCATCGTTTACACCTACTGGGGTGAGTGGGACATTGACGGGGATGGAACAACCAAACAGATTGTCTGTTCCTGGGTCGGCAATACCTGTATCCGGAAAGAATTGAATCCCTTCCCCGATCGTCGGCCGCCCTTTGTGCGGGCCGTCTATATGCCTGTCCGTGGCTCGGTCTTCGGTGAGCCGGATGGTGAACTGCTGAAGGACAACCAGGATATCATCGGTGCGGTCACCCGCGGCGCCATTGACCTGTTGGGCAAATCGGCGAACAGCCAAACTGGCATCCGCAAAGACATGCTGGATGTGACCAACAAGCGGCTGTTCAAGAAGGGGCAGGACTACGAGTTCAACGCCAACGTCGACCCCAGGCAGGGCGTGTACCAGCACACGTTCCCGGAGATTCCGCGGTCGGTCTTCGACATGCTCAATGTCCAGAATGCTGAAGCGGAAAGCTTGACAGGCGTCAAAGCGTATAACTCTGGCATCAATTCCCAAGCACTTGGTTCGGTCGCATCAAATGCTCGGCGGGCCCTGGATGCGGCAGCTAAACGTGAATTGGGAATCCTGCGCCGACTGGCCCAGGGCATCCTGGATCTGGGTCGCAAAGTCATTGCCATGAATTCCGAATTCCTCTCGGAAACGGAAGTCGTTCGCGTGACTGATGCCAAGTTTGTGCAGGTTCGCCGGGATGACTTGGCCGGACATTTCGATCTTCGGCTGAGTATTTCCACTGCGGAGGAAGACGCAGCCAAAGCGGAAGAGCTGTCGTTCATGTTGCAGACGGCAGGCCCGAACATGGATATCGAGTTCTCCAAAATGATCTGGGCTGATATTGCCCGGTTGCGCAAGATGCCGGATCTGGCAGCCAAGATTGAAAAATACCAGCCCCAACCCAATCCGTTGGAACAGGCCAAGGTCGAGGCGGAGCTACAGCTCATCCAAGCTCAGATTGAAAAAGAGCGGGCCCTGGCAGCGAAACATATCGCCGAGGCAGAAGCTGCTGGTGGCCGCGGAATGCGCGATGCCAGCCAAGCTGACCTCAACCTGGCCAAAGCTGATGAGGCCGGCTCCAAGGCCAAGAAGCACCGGTCGGAAGCGGATAGGCTGGATCAGGATTATCTGCAGGAAGCCGATGGCACCAAGCATATTCGGGAAATGCAGAAGCAGGATCAGAAAGACAGCAATGCCATTGCAAAAGAGATTGTTAAAACCAAAGCCAAACCCCCTGAAGGAGAAGAATAACCATGGCCGATTATACCATAGCGATCACTGTTGACGCCGCGGATGATGCCGCTCTTTTGGCAGCCCTGTCCTGGCAGTATGGCAAGATCAACGACAACGGCACGCTGCGCGAGCGCACGACCATGGAGTTGAAAGCCAAACTGAAAGAGAACGTAATCGCCGATCTGATCAGCATCTACAAACGCCACGGCAAGTACCTGGCTCTGCAGGCTGAGCAGAACGAAGCGGATCCGTTGATCTCGTAAAATTTGATACACCTGGCGCCTAGCGCCCATCATAGCTCGAGACCCGACAGATAGGGCCGAGGACACAAAGGAGTCACACCATGGGTAACGCACAAGAGTTGGAATCGGTAGAAATCAGTATCGCCCAGGCCAAGAAATCGATTGAGCGCAAGGATCAGCTGCTGCGGCTGGAAAACAATTCTGATTTCAAAGCGCTCATTTCCGATGGTTTTCTGAACAGCCATGCGGTTCGCCAGGTTCTGTTGAAGGCGCACCCGGGCCTGCAGACGGAAGCCCAGCAGAAGATGCTGGATCAGCAGATCACGGCGATCGGTGGCTTCAAGCAGTTCCTGATTGGTGTCTACACCGAAGGCATGAACGCCGAAGCGGCTCTGGCGGAAGACGAGCAGACCCGGGAAGAGTTGCTGAAAGAAGGTCTGAGCGATGAGTAACGAAAATACCGACATCAATAACGCATTGGATATGTCCGACGAGGAGTTCATGAAAATGGACCCGTCGGCGTTCGAAGGCGCCTCAGCAGCCAAGGTTACTGAGGAAGAACCCGAGCCGGAGGCTGATGATGATGCTGCGTCTGCCAGTCCTGATGGGGAAAATCCGCCGGATACAGAGACTCCAGGCGAGTCTGATGGCGAAGAAGCGCCGCCTGCGCCGACTGAAAAACCGACGGAGGATCAACCGGCTGATGAACAGAAAGTGGAAAAGCCGGCTGGTGACCTAACCGACGCCCAATACATTGAAATCGGCAAGCAGATTATGNCCGAGTTCAAGGCGAANGGTACAAGCATCAAAGTAAAATCGGCTGATGATGCAATTCAGTTGATGCAGATGGGCGCGAACTACCATAAAAAAATGATT